AATTCCATATTGGATAGTTCCCAAGGACTATTAATATCATTATCACTGGGTTTAAGAAATCTCTCTTTATCCTTAATTCCTCTTATTTTTAAAATTTTATCAGTCATTGAATCATATTCATTATATTTTTCTTTAGGTTCTAACACCTTCCAATTTTCTTTCAACAAATCACACCCATTCTACAAAATTATTTTTTAATTCTAAAAATTTATTTTTTCCTAAGTCAGTCGGACTCATTTTTGATTCTTTAGGTAATACTTTATTTTCTCTATCTATTATATATCCAATCTTAATGTCAAAGAATTTAATCATTGATTTTACCTTCTGTATTTGATTTAATATTACTTCTTCATCTAATCCTTCATCATACCCAAACAAAATCTTTTTTGGATTAAGATTAATAATATGTATTATCTGAGGAGTGTGAATTGAATTACCTCCCAATGCTAACCCTGTATAAATTCCTATTGTATCTAATTGGAGAGCAAATTTCTCTGACTCTCCAATATATAGTTCGTCACATCCTTGCAAATATTGATAATTTTCAGTGTATCCATATAATGTCTGTGATTTAGGATGTGGAATTACTGGAAACCATTTTAGTGTATTATCTTCATCATAATCACCATTATATCTTCCAGTAATTCCTACCAATCTGCCATCGAAACTCCACCAAGGACATGTAATTCTTTGAGATATAACATCAAAACCAATATTGAATTTCTTTTGACTGTCAATTGATATTCCATCTGCAATAAATTTCATATTAAACTTATTCGCATAATGAATTAGAATATTATTATCATAGTAGTTTAAATCAATAGTTGATGACTTTTTAACTCTTATTTTGTCGTAGAAACCTCCAAATATTGATTTTCTTTTTGTATATGTTGAATATTCTATTCCTAATTCTTTTTTTACTACATTTATTACGTCTCTATAATCAACATTTTTGCTTTTAATAATAAAACTAAATAAATCACAGTTGATCCCCCTACCATAATCAGAAACATATAAATAATCATTGTTTACTAACTTTATTCTAATGGAACTTTTATTGGTATCTTCTCCTATTCCACAGCGAATCTCATGTGATTTAATTCCAATATTACTAAATCCATATTGCTCAAGAATATTTTCAATATGTTGTGGATTATTTATGAGTTTATTTTTAATTTCCATAAGCATATTGAAAATTCCTCCTTCTTAAACTCCTATCCTCCCATGCTTACATCTTGCATAAGCAGATTCTACAAATGTCCCAGTATTACCATTAAATTTGAGAAGCATTGCGATTCCTGTATCACTAGAACATTCTCCATTTCTATTTTTTTCAAAGAATAGCATTCTATATACTCCAGTTTCATCTACTGTATATTCTTCTTCACACCATTTACCTGCAATCTGTTTTCTTCTAAAAGGTCTACAAAAGTATTTTTTATTTTCCTTATCTAGTTCATCAGAAAACACTGGTCTTAATAATAATAATGTTTCAAGAATTTCCTTGATTTGCTTTGATTGAGATAGAGTAGATGCGTCTAAGAATAATGTACCAAATAATGCTTGTGCTAATTGAATGTTTGCTAATCCAATTAGGTTATATTTCTTTGCTACCTTATCTAATTCTCTGGAATCTTTAATTAAAGTTAACCAGTTTTGATCGTTTTTATCATTACTTAATTCAGATTTAAATGTATCGTAGAGATATGTGTCAAACCCTTGGGATAAGGCATATTGGCGTATTTTCTTTTTTACTAAACTCATATCTGCGTCCGCTATTTGTATAAACTTGAAGTGAGATTTAAATTCTTCATTCCATATCTTTTGTGCTTTTTTTATGTATTCTTTATCCTCTGTAGTTAACTCATCTTTGTTTTTCATTTTTCGCTTAGTTACTTTAAAATATTTTAATCTCTTTGCTAATATCCATGTAATAAATTGAATCTTGAATACTGTACTTTTCTGCTCATTAGTTATAATTAATATTTTTCTGCCATGAAATGCCATACTCATAAGCATTGTAACCACAAGAGTAGTCTTTCCTGAACTTGAGAATCCTCCCAACATATTTAATGTTCCCTCTAAAAATCCACCTACTTGATTTGATATATATGGTAAACACATTACATCATCACCATTTATATCTTTTCCACATACATCAAACGGAACACCACTTTCTAACCCATCTTGTAATTCTTCAAGGAATTGATCAGTTATTTCTAAATCTCCCTCTTCTAGAATTTTACTACTACTTCCTGTAGACATCTTAGATAATAGATTTTCATACCATTCAAGAACACTCTCACTATCCATTTTCCTAAACAATTTTAATGGTATAACTTGCTTTCCTTCTTCTTCAATTGGATCTAAGAGATTAAAACCTCCTTTATAAAGATTAAGTATAATGTTTTCTCTATATAATATGTCTAAATATGTATCCCAATTTTTATCATTGATAATATTGACTAAATTTTGAATAACATTCCATCCACCACGCTCTTGAAATGCTCCTTCAATTAACTCAGAAACATTAGAAAGTATGGTGATTTCATCCAGAGAATTAAACCCCTTATTTCTAATGTGTTTAAACAAACCAAAATAAAAAACTGAATCATGACATAAAAAATCTTTAGTATCTAAATTAATTTCATCCAAAAGTAAAATATCTTTTGCCAAGCATGATATAACATTACCTTCTATTGCTATTCTTCCTTTTAAAAGTTCTTCTGGATACTTATCACAACCAGTTAAAAATCCCTCGATATTAGCCACTCAATCACTCCACTTCATCAAGGTAATCTTCTATGCTCTTTTTACGGTTTTTAGGTTTATATTTTACTCCTACCACTTCAGCATCAGATTGTTTATTAGTAACTGGAATAGAAACTATATAATCTTTCATATTATTTTTTAAAATAGTCGTAAAATATTTTATTTTTCCATATTCACTTGAGAATGACTTACTCATAAATTTTTGTAAAGCATTCATATTTTCCACAACGTATAAATTTATTTTTTCAAAATCATAAACTTTAGATATTTCACTTAATTCTTTATGTAATATAGTATTGGTTATTATATATCCAAATACATCATTAATTTTTTCTAGAAGTATTTTTCTGTTTTCTTTATCATTTTTTATTTTAATATAATCTTTTTCAGTACAGTAATATTCATTTTTATTATTCACAACAACCTTATAAGCAACATCTCTATCAATCTTATTACCAATATGACATTTACAATTTACTAACATTACATCACTCCTAAATAGGATAGGGAGGCCGAAACCTCCCCTTATTTTATTTAAATAGACTTAAAATTTCCTTAAATACTTTAGTTGGCAAAGTTGCATCAAATTTTGTAGTACCATTTGCTTTAAGAATTGATTTAACAGATTCTTTTTGCTCATCTGTTGCCACTTTATAATAGGTAGTAATTTCTTTAATAAGTTCTTTATTTACTTCAGCATCTACCTTATCAGTATCGGCAATTTCTGCTTCTTTAATATCTTCCTGTTCTTTCTCTTCTTCCATTTCAGCAATTATTTTATCTTCTTGTTTTCCCTTAATTTCTTCAATTTCTTCAACTGTTGATTCTCCATGAAACTTATCATGTTGCTTTTTTATAGCTGTAAGAACAGTTTCGATAAAAATTGGAGCACTAAATTCAATTTTAGGTTCTATGTATTCAAAATGAGATTTTACGTCAATTGCATACTCTTCATCTCTAAATACAATTACTCTTTTTTCAGAAGCAATTCTCCCAACTTGTTTTTCTTTCTTACTAAAAGCATCTTTAACAGTCTCTAAGTTATTCATTTCCCTTTCAATATAAGCACACCCTACAACATTAACCTTATCTTTGATTGCTGTATAGTATTTTGCCTCTAAATTTGAAGTCAATTGTTCAAATTCAATATCAGTCATAGGATCTTTTTTATTTTTTATTTTAGTATGACCAATGAAGAAAATTCCATATCCTGCATCTCTAAGTTTAAATAAAGTTGTTACAACAATATCTAATACTTTATTTTCTCCTGCTTGAAATCCACCAAAGGCTTGTTTAATTGATTTAACACGCTTATCAATAACAACCGTAGAATTAAACATATCTAAAACTTCTTGTTCTGCTAATCTGAATACTTCATCAACTGTATCAATTGCAATTAACTTTAAGTCTTTATAGTCTTCATTTCTGTAATCAACTAGATCATCAACCATTTCAGATACGTCAGACCATGTTTTTGCTCTATCTGATAAAATATTTCCTAAATGTTTTGGTTCTGGTTCTTGACCAATTGTTAGAATCATAACTCCATCTTCACCATATAGCGTTTTACCTACCTCATAAGCAAGGGTAGTCTTACCAATTCCGGCTATCCCATTGAATAAATAACAATAATTAGCAAAATCTACCATAACTTCTTTTCTTTTTCCAACTTTTCTACGTGCCAAATTTAAAACCTCTTTCATTTATTATTTTATTTTATTATTTTAAGAAATTGAGAATTAATAAGGAAGATCGTCATCGTCAACATCAAAAATATTTTCATCTTCATTCTTTTGTGCTTCTGCAATAACAAAATCTAAATCAGTCAAAACAGTATCTTTACGTCCTTTTGAATACCCCTTTGCAACATTAATAATTACCATTTCTTGAACTTTATCACCGTATATTTCACCACCAGTTTCTTTGCGGATCTCTTCACGAATCTCATCAAATGTGATAGCATCCATTTCTAATAATTCCTTTTGGAAGTCACTTAGCATATCCATTGTGATTTCCATTTTTTGTGATCCATCAAGTAATTTTACTTTTAACCCTAACTCTTTCCATGATTTATCCTTAACAGTGAATTGATTAATCATCATGGTATTAAATTTCTCTACTTTTTTATCAGTATCGTTTTTAGAAACATCAATAACTAAAGTAACTGGGGCAGAAATTTCTTTCTTTTGATCATTATCATAATTCCTAATAAACCCATTAATATAATATTTTTGTGTTTTCTTTAATAAACTATCGTCTAAACTATTTTTATTAAAGAATAGTGTAATTTGAGCTGTCGAAGAAGGTTCTACATCTTTCTCTGCAAAATAAATGCGATTAGGAACTAATTTTTTGTAGTATTTTCCTTGATATTCAGTGTAGAGTATATCACCAATGATTTTAAATAATTTGTCTTGAACTTTATCAGTAGGAATGATTTCATGCATATATTCTGCAAAATCTGATTCATCAATGAATTCCTTGCGTTTATTCTTACTAGTTTCTAACTCTCCTAAAACATCAGTCATTCCCAATTCAAGTAGTTCCTCTGATGTCAGTCCACTTTCATTAAGTTTTTCTGCAGCCTTTTCTAATTTATGTCTATTTCCATACTCTTCTAAGTCAATTATAAACTTTTTAAATTCTGCTACATTTTCCATAACTTCTGGTTTAAAACGATCTTTCCAAGGAATTTGGAGTTTTTCTCCTTTGATTTTTTCACCACTTTCAGATTTTCCACTCTTAGAGAATGTAAAAACTTGACCATGACCATCCTTGAAATGACCACCTTTTAATTTAAGCATGTGTCTATTAACCCCTGCTACTGCATTGAAAGCTAACTCATTAATAACCCATCCACTCTTATCAAAAAATGTAACTTTATATGGTTTAAACTTTTCTGATTCCTTTGGAATTGATAATTTACCGATAATTTCAAATGTATTACTCATATGTATTAATTCCTTCTTTCAATATTTTATTTTATTATTTATTGCACATGATCTATAAAAATATATTGAAGGAAGGTGGACTCTTATTAAATTTTATTGGCCTTCTGCATTTGCCTTTATTCTTCAACTAACCAATCCTTTCTCTAAAATATTATTTATATTTAACCACTTACTCATTATAACATACCACAACAACCATGTCAACAAATTTTATTTATTACTTCTAACAAAACTAAACCACTTAAAATTCCACTTCAATTCATTTTCTTAATGCAATCCATTTTTCCTAAGAGCATCATTAAGTTGCTTTAAGAAATATGTCGGATCATCATTCGCATCAACAGTAATATTAATTGTGATATTATTTACTACATTCTTTAACTCATTATCAGATTTATCATTCTCTACCTCATTCTCTTTCTTAACCTCCTCTACCCAATCCCATTCTTCCGGTTCATTCTCATCTAAAACATCACACACAACTCTCACACAACTATCTAGTTGCTTAATTGCTACGATGTCGTAATCGTCACCTTCGCTTGACAATTCTTCATCATAATCATTTATTGATATACAATAAGAACTATACCCTAATTGAATATCTTCTTTATTGCAGAACATTTTTCCATTCTCAATATCATCTAACAAAGCACACAAATCTCCGTCACGCATTTTGAAAAGCATTGAGCTATTTAATTGTGATTTTTTCATTTTAATATTCCCACTTTCATTTAATTATTATTTTTATTTATTTACACTATTGTATCAATACTGCCGTAATATTCTTTGCATCATACAAGTCATCAATCTCTACCCAATCAATATCTTCTCCATAATAAGGTGCTTTACCATCTTCAAATTCTTCATCTGTTACTAATACTCTAGATGTTTGCTCTGATTGTTGTCCATGGTCTGCTTCTATGTAAATAATTGCGTTGTCTGGAATATTGGATAATAATTGTTTAAGTTCTAATGTATTCATATTTCCTAACTCCTCTCTACTACTTGAAACAAAACACCATTGTCTCTTTTTGGTAATCTGAACTTATCTAAGGTATGTAAATTCTCTTGAATATAATAATACTCACTATCTTCTGCAAGAATAACTCTGAATGAATCCTTATCAAATGTGTAAAAATCTTTAAGGAATTTTACTTTTCTCATAATCCACCTCCTTTTGATAAAGTTTATAACTTATTGCATTAAACAAACGCTACAGGAGCATCCCATACAATCTCCTTCAAACCCCATTGCTTCACATTTATCAGCGTCTTTATTCATTTCCTCAGTCATTTGTTTTACAATATATCCATTTTCATGTAATAGTTTAATTGCTTCTTTAATCTTATTTTCCATAGTTTTTCACCTCCTCAATTAAAATAACTGTTTTAAATTATTTTATCAAAGATTCAATAGTTCTCTCTAATCCTAATTCTTGTCTACAATAATGTAAGAAATCTTTACTATTCATTAAACTTTGAAGTTCATTTAATGAGTAATTTTTGGTAGATGAATAACATACTACTTCTTTTGTAACATTTCTCCCTTCTGATTGCCAAAGACTTAATTCGCAATTATCAACCGCATATCTACTATTAAATAATTCGATTGCTTCTTCTTTAGATTCTGCGAATATTGGAGTAACCCATCTATATGAATGATCTTTTTCTTTGAATCTATATTTAAAGAAATATAATTTATACAGGTCATATGTAAACTTAACTGCAATAGTATAGACTTTTCCCATAATTCACCTCCTAATCCCATCAATCTAAACTTTTATAGATTAGTGTATTTCAGTTCCAAATTCACAAACACATTCATATTCGCCTTGTGTTGTATTGTCAATATGTATTGGTGCTAATGCATTCTCAAGATTATAAATATCTCCATCCTTAACTTCTTTTCCATTGACTGTCTTTAAAGGAAATTTATCAACTGCATACTTTAAATATAATGCTTTTCCAACTTTACCATAGTTATCTTTATTCAAATTTTCACCATCTTTCTAATCTATTCCTTAACAATCTCAACCTCGTCTTCATACATCCATATCCATTCATCTGTGCTATTCTTAGCAAATATATCATTATCATCCCATAATGTTTGAGACTCTTCTTCGCCTTTTAAAACGTTGGCTCATTTTACCTTTTCTTCTGATGACATATCTTTAAAATATTTTGCTTCTACTAATGATTCGACAGGGATATCTTCAATGAAATCATTGGTTAGTATTTTAACTTTCATTTTCTCACCTCGTTTCTATGTAATTTCTTTACTAAATAATTATATCATTTCACCAACCATATGTCAACATATTTTATTTTTATATTTATAAAATTTCCTCGAAAGTAATTTTCCTTACATATTCTTTAATAATCTTAACACTGATTTCAACTTTATGAATTACAAAATCTTCAGGTGAGTCCATATGCCTAAATTCATCAATCGCCTCTTCTTTAGTATTATATACCTCAACTTCCTTGAAATCATTTACTTCATATTGATTGTTATCTATGTATTTTTTACTAGACTTATTGAACACGGCATATCCCTCTTGTGTATTAATCATATTTAAATTCTCCTTTACATTTTCTTCTCCAATAATCTCAACTGTTGCATTCTTCATCTCTACAGTTATTATATTTTCTTTAATAAGCGATTCCGCTATTTTTTCTCTAAATACACTCTTTTCTAATTCAAGACAATCATCATATTCACAAGCATATTGATTATCTTGAATTTTATACCAAATTTCTATATATCATTTGTTATCAAACCCATCTTGTTGATAATTTTTGAAAGTAAATTTTAATTTATTTCCTTCTTCTATTAATTTAAAATAATCCATAATTTACTCCTCCTTTGTTAAGCATATGAAAATATCCTTTTATTGGATTATTTGATTTTAGAAACCCTTATGTAGCAAGGGTTACAGGGTTTTACTTTTATGGTTTTGCTATAATTTAACTCAATAATTCCCCACAATCTTTACATGCAATCCAACCATAAGGATGAGTTGATTCGGTATGTAAATGACGACAGCCAGTACCCTCTTTTCTACATTCACATTTATCAGATAATTGTTTAACCTTATCAAGAAACCATTTTTGAAAATCTACTGCATTGCCTTCAAAATTCATGTCTGAACTGATTCCTTTTCCGCAATACATACAATCATAAATAACTGCCATTATTTAATTCACTTCCTTTTCATTATTTATCCATGAGTGGTGGACTTTCTGATGTATTTTATGTAATTATGTCCACCACACAGATATCCTATTACTTTTTAGATTTAACACCAGAAGATAATTTATTCAATTTCTCTTCTAATTTCTTAGCATCATTTAATACTAAACTCATAGATTGCTCATCTGAAAATCCTACATTAACATAAGCATCATATTGATTCTTTT